TCTGGACGAAGTTAGTGCTGTAAATCCTTGCACCGCTACCGACGCGCAGACCTTTGCGCCAATTCTTTCCCGTCTTGTCTGTTGGCCTCCCCTTTGGGTACGGGGTCCAACCAGTTTCGTACCAACGGGCGAGGTGCGCGATGAAGAAATTGCGCGTGCCCCATGACTTGCCTGCCGCCACACCGACACCGACCCACAAACCCCTGCCGCGCTTCAAGCGCACGATCTTGTGCACGATCGACCTACGGATTGACGCACTGTCAAAGCCGACGGTAGAGAGGTTAGAGCGGATCGACGCTTTCACCTCCTCTGCCCAGAGGACCATGCCTCTGCGTCCACCCTTGAGAATCACCTTGCGAGGAATCTCACTGAGTTCGCGCTGCAGTTTGGAGATTGATGCGGGATCGACTTTCCACGAGACGGTCATGAATGTCATCCATATCTATCTCATCGGACTTCAACTGAAGCGCGAAGAGACAGCACTGCTGGTCGAGCGGTAGTGCAGTGATATCCCGAACAGCGAGTAGCACTCGTAGCGCTGTGGGGTCAATGTTTTCCTTCACCGTAGAGCTTCTCGATGTGCTCAGCGATTTCGTTGACAAGCGAGACATCACAGGTGAGCACCTCCTCAAGAGAAGAGAAGACGGGCAGTGTTGATTGATGCAAATGCTGCCAGACCAGCCACGCGCTGAAATGGTCTGGGCACTTTTTCGAGAACTCGATGGCCGCGATAAAATCGAGTGTGCTGGGCCTGCGCAAGCACAGAGAAATCCCGCGCACATCCACAATGTGATCCTTCAGCAGGAACATTGACCGAACATCAACTGGTGCTTTCTTCAGGCTCATGCTGGTTCAGATCCGCCCTTGACTGCAACATTGGTATCAAAAGTCACAGCGCCATCGCACACAAGCGTGAACGATGCGCGTGAAACATCACCCGACACAATCGACGCATCAAAGCCCGTCACATAGGCCGTTCCCGTGATGGTGTCACCCGAAACAAATGTGACAGTAAACGCTCGCGGAACTTCAGCATCAGCAAGGTTGGTGAGTAGTGTCACATGGGATGTGCAATCAATGAATACATCAAGCGTCAGCGCTGTCGACAACAAGCCAGGGGCTGAATAGGTGTTGTAGGATCCAATGTATGTGACATCGATCACGGGTCGCTGTGAAGAGATCGCGCACGATCCCACGGCAGCGTGAGTAACTGAGTTGTAAGTGAACGATGCAACCGATGAAGTAGAAGCCATGGCTGGAGCCTTTATGCTTGGTAGTAAATTTGAGCGGTCGTGGTGCAGATGAACGGGTTGGTTTCTTCGCCATCGCCGCTTGTTGGTTCGTCGAGAATGCTGGCGACTTGCGCGACCCCTTGAAACACGATCGAGTCGAATGTTCCAGTGGCGACAGCAGTCACGACATCCGCAGAGATCGAGACCGCTTCAAGCGCAGACACCAACGAATAGACCTTGATGGTGAGCGTGCACTTGCGGAGCGGGTTGGAGCCCAGAGAGAGATCCTCGATGCTGTCCACTAAATAGGTCAAGCAGGGGAATGTCGCTGAGGTCTGGTTGCGTTGACCGTAGGTGATGTCAGCATCCGCGACGGTAGTCATTGTCTGCAGCATCACCTTTACTGCTGAGTAGATGCTCACTTGATGATCTCCTCAACGGTAAACACCAGTTCGCGGTTCTTCATGTGGCTATTCGTGATGCCTGTGATGTTGCCCGTGATTGTGTTGACACCATCAGTAAGCACCACATAGCAGCGCGAGCTCAGCGCGGCGATCGTTGATGTCCACCGAGTCTTGACCTCGTAGGAGCGGCTCTCTGCTGCTCCACCTGCGTAGTCCTGCTCAGCGGCTCCACTGTCATACACCGCGCATCGAAACGATGTAATGACCGTCTCAACATTTGTACGCTTACCGAGCGCGTCAACAGCGTCTCTGCGTCTCACAGAGCAATCCCACTTCATTGTGCCTGCACCGATCATGTGAGCGATCCTCGCACCTTGAGGGTGTCCAAGATGAACTTGGCGCTCATCGGCACCTCCTGCAGCGTGATTGGGCTGAGGGCCTCTGGGTTGTTGTACCAAGCACCAACGAACGCAATGATTGCGTGCTGCAAATCTGCGGGAAGGTCTGCATGGCCAGCGGTGTAGTTCAACAGGATTTGCGTGTTGTCATAAATCGAGGGGAACCCGCTGAAGATGACGAAAACGCTTGGCGGGTCACTTCGATCGAGGTAGTAATCAGTGGCAGGCATCGTGGTGAGCGTGTTTGCAGTGTCGTAGTACTGCACGCTTGTCAACGCTGCAAATGGTTGTTCATCGAAACGGGCGCGATCCCACAGAGTGAGATACTGGGTCTTGTTGCCGACCTGCATATTCACCCCTGTGTAGGAGGTGATGAATGACATCACTGCATCGCGAAGACGAAGCAGTTCTGCATCGTCTGTGGTGTACGCGATCTTCAGCGCGGTCTTGATTTGTTGCAGTGTGGGTATCGACATTTGGTCCTTGCAAAAGGGAGGGCGGTAGTTCCCCGCCGCCCTCCCCTGGAGAGAGAAAAGATGCCTTAGATCGTGGTGAACACGAACTTAGAAAGTTGAGGGATCTTTGCATCCATTCGGGAGGTCGTGTAGAGGATCGTTTCGCCTGTGCCTGCAGACGAGTACGGGTCAATGAGCATTTCGAGCATTGGGCGATCGAAGATTTCGTAGCCCTTGAAATCACCGAACACGATTGCGACATTGCCGTTGGTGGTCGTGGTCACAATGTCTGGATCGGTGTAGACAGGGCGGCCCATTAGGGTTCCGTTGAGTCCAAGGTTCAAACCACCAGTGTCATCAGACAGTCGCCAGATGTACTGGCTCGAACTGTCCTTCAGCTTGCGGATTGCCTTCAGCGCGAGATCAGATGTCATGTATGACGCGCTGTTGCGGTACGGAGAGGCAAGCTTGAAATACAAATCAATGATGTCATCGCCGTCCACAGTGGTGACAGCAGCAGTACCAAGATCAGACGCAACCTGTGAAGCAGAGTTGAGCGCTGCTTGAGTTGCAGTGAAGATACCTTGAGGCTGAGTCGAGTTCGTCCCATTCATGAAGTAGGAGTTCTGCTTCAGGGCCATCGATTCACCGACTTTGCGAGCAACATAATCCAAACCGCCTCCCGCTTGAGCATCAGCAAGGAACTCATTCGTGAGAGTGGTCTTGGTTGAGAATCGGTACGGAGTAACCTGGACTGATGTCCCAAAGGTGGCATCAGAAGTTGTGACTGCTGCAGACTCCGCGAGGAAATAAGTTGTTGGCAGCGCATCCTCAATAGGAATCTTCAACGCTCCATCAGTGCTGTAGACCGTTGAAATGTTGCGCATCACTGACATCGTGTTGAGTTTCTCGCGGATGATCAGCGAAATCTCGTTAGGCACCACCGCACTGGTTGGTGCTGCACCAGCAGGACCAACAGACATCACGCGCTTGAAATACGAAGCATCACCAGAACGAAGCGCGTTGTAGAAATCTTCGCCGCTAGTCGATGGAGCCGATGCTCCTGCGCGGCGGGTGTTGAATTCTGGCTCTGCTTCTGACTTCTTGAACGCTGCATCTTTGTCGAAAGATCGAATCTGTGAATCGATTCGGTCGAGGTCTGCTTCAATGCGCTCGACCTTATCCTTCGAGAGACCGACGGCCACGCGATCGTAATCGTTGGCCGATGCGCGGTTCTTGGTTTCCCAGTTGTTGAGTTCGTCGCGGAGAGCAGTGGTCGCGAGACCGCGCTGCTCAATGAGTTCTTGGCGTGTCATGTCATGTTCCTGTTTCTGCGGATGGTGTTGATCCGCTTGATTTCAATTTCTTGGTCAGTGATGAGCACAGTGCTGTCACTGCGAAGTTCTGATTGCGTGTTCTTGTAGGCGGGGTCGACCACCAGAGAGATCTCAAATAGTTTCCCCTCGTGGATCGATCGCGATTGACCGTCTCGACTCCATCGGATGTCGGACGCGGTAAAGCCAAATGACATCGAGCCATCGAGGGTGCCGCGATTGAGTAGTTCCTTGATGTCACTTGCGAGTGTTGTGTTGGGCAATTCTGCCTCAAACCACAGACCACTGGGGTCGTTAGTCAATCGAAGCGAACCGTTGTTGGTCCGCGCCAATGGCATTTCGTTGTTGTGTTGGAAATAGAGCTTGATGTCATCGAAGCCCTTGCCGCTGATGTCGAACGCAGAGCGCTCGATCTTCTCCGTGAAGACTTTGCCCTGCTCGCGGATCACCCGCGATTCATCGTTCCAACGGATCGCGTAACCACTAAGCGTGTTGCCCTCGCGTGATGCTGAGATTGTGGAGGATCTGGTGATCATTGGCTTGGTTCATCCTGTTGCTTGCTTGTGTCTGTACCGATGTTGGTCTGACCGCCACCAGTGCCCATGTTCAACGCCACTACGCGGTCGTCACCACCTTCAATCGGGGCGTAGTCCAGCGCTGCACGCGCTTCATTTGGGGTGATGATGCCTGCTTCGACACCAGTTCGGAGCGCTGCATAGGTCTCAACGAGTGTGGGTCGCGTGATGAAATCAGTATCGAAACTCACAACCGTGTTGAGTTTCAAGAAGATTTCAGCCTTCCAAGTCTCTAACCAGTGGCTCAAACAGTTGTCGAGGTACGCTCGCGAAGACCATTCGAGCGATCCGTAGACACTGGAGCCAGTCTCAGAGAGATAGCACACTGGAACTCCGTAAATCCTCGATACATCGGTGATCGAGTACTTCCGCGCTGCTTCGAGTCCTGCATCTTCGTTGGCAGATGACAGTTGCTCAATCCTCATGTTCTCTGCAAGCACGACGGGTCGACCACTGTTCTTTCCAGTGTGATTCTTGAGGTATTGGTTGCTGATTGCTT